TACGCTTTCTTCTCAGCGCCTCGACCGGAGCCGTTGAAGATCTGCTCGGCGGCAGACACAGCGATACGCACCCATGCATTGATCTCGGTCTGCTGCTGGGCGGTGGTCTTGCTCTTGATGTACGGGATGACGACGGTCGTAAAAATCGCTGCAAGCAGCAGCAATGCCGCCTCAATGATCGGCGTGATGTTGTATTCCATAAAACGCTTTCCTCCTTAATCATAAAGGGCATGAATGCCCTGTGCCGATAAAAAGTCCTTCTGCTCGTGTTTCACTTTTGCTGCGTAGTCCAAAGCCGCGTGCATATCTCCGTTGCAATGCGCGTCCGGAATCCGCTGCACGGCCTTGGCCGTGGCTTCGCCCAGGGCAATCGCGGCGCTGCTCGACTGAATGACGAGAAGCAGCATCTTCTCCCGTGCGGCGTCTCTGTCCTCAGCGACTTTTTCCTGCTTGGAGATACGCCGTTCCAGCTTCCAGACGATAAAGCCCATGATGGCCGACGGAATACCCATTGCGGCGATAAACGCAATCAGGAAATTGCCAGCGCTGATTGTAATCATGCCTTTTCACCTCATCGCATGCCAAATGTAAGAGGGGCGGTTTGTGCCGCCCCTCCCGCTGTGTGTCAGACCTCGACTTCGAGATCCTTCAGGATTTCCTCGACCTGCGGCTTGATAAGAGCCGGCACCTGATCGAGCGTCTTCTTGCCCTTGATAATCAAGGTAGCGTAAACGACTGCCATGGTCTGCACCTCCTTCCCAAGCAAAATGGTCAAAAGAAAAAGTCGAAGGCGCTTCATACGCCCTCGACCTCATCTTCTTCAAGGATACGCCGGACTTCCTCGCGCAGTCGTTCCGGCACATCATCAAGTGTTTTCAGCCCCTTTCGGATCAGCTCGGCATACACTTTCGCCATATCCATCAACCTCCGATCACAAGCTCATAGACGTCACAGAGCGCAAGCTGCGCCTGCGTGATCTGTGCGGACAGTCCTTCATTGACGCTTTGCAGGTCGCTTACCTGCTGTTTCAGCTTCGGAATGGTCTCCTTTTCGGCTTCGGCCAGCTTCGCCTGCGCGAAATAGCCGTCGAAGCTGCCGAGAATATCATCATAGATCCCGTCATAGAATGGCAGTTCCAGATAATACTCATCGTACTCGAAGCCGGAGATCGTCAGCTTGCCCTGCGTTTCCGAGAACGGAGCTACGTTCTCATAGAACCGCACAAGGCAGTAGCCGGGCTTGTCAGGCTGCTCCTCCAGCGAGAACGCATTTGCCGGCGCATTGTCGCCTCTTACTTTCATTTCGCACAACCTCCTTCAAGATTCGTACCCTGATAGGGTCAACATACTTTTTCCGCGCCGCAGCGGAATTGCAATGCTTGAGCTGGCCGATCCGGCTCAAAAGCCCCGATGCCGTCCGATACGCGATCCGCTGGTGACGCTCGATCTTCTTTCGCACCTTGCGGCACTGGCGCGTGAAACGCAGGAAATTTTTCCGCCGCATGGTCGTGTGATCTCGGTAAAAGCGGTATCCGACATAATCCAGCGGCCGCACTTTCAACGGGAACACCTGCCAGTTGCCCTTCATCTGCAGCCGCAGCCGCTTTTGCAGATACTCGGCAATCGCTTTCCGCGCACGGTGCAGCTTCTTTTTGTTCGGGCCAAAGAGGACAATATCATCCATGTATCGCACGCTGTACTTCACACCGTCGAGCGTCGTAATGTAACGGTCGAGCGGCTCAAGATAGAAATTTGCGAGCCACTGGCAGATGAAAAAGCCAATGGCCAGCCCCTGTTCGCAGGTTTGCAGGATCTCCCACGTCAGCTTTAGATACTTCTTGTCCTTGATCTTATGCGCCAGCATCCAGATCAGCTTGCGGCGGTCGACAGAATGGTAGAAGTGGTGAACGTCCATTTTGCAGACGTACCGGCTTCCTTTTTTGTCGTGGTGAATGACACGCTTGCAGCGCCGAAGCGCGTGCTTTCCGCCGCGCCCCGGTACTGATGCGCAGCACCAGTAATTCATCCCGCGCAGGAAGACCGGCGCCGCCGCCAAGACCATCAACGTGTGGACGATGCCGTCGGGGAAGAACGGAACGTATTCGATCTCTCTCCACTTTCGGCTGCTGTTGTCGAAGATCTTGCGCTTCTTCGGCTGGGCCGGGGTGAAAGTCTGCGTCTGCAGAAGATCATAGACGCGGTCCGTGTAGCCGTCCACGTCGGCCAGCACCCGTCTTACGTCGCGCCGATCGTGTTTGTCTTTCGCGCCAAACACAATGGCTTCGCGGATGTGTTCTTTGTCACACATCCATTCATACAGGAATCCTTTTCTTTTTGGCATATGCCTCGCTCCTTGTTTGCCATCGGGGTCTTTCCAGATACCTTTCGGCCGTACTAAAGCCCGTCCTGTAGCGGCAATATTTTCACCAAGCGGTGAGGGAGAATCTGCGCAAAGAAATGGAGCATACAAACAAGTAGGCGGGCGCCGATGTTCGAGTTCGCGTTGGACGAATTGTAGTTGCCATTGAAGAAGAACAGGCCGCAATTCGCAGCGGAATTGTTAAAGTAGCCGCCGACGGC